ACCCCGGGTACCCTCTGCTCAATGGCGAGAGGTATGTACCGGGACCTGGGGTGTCCAATTCTATTTATTTTAAAACCCGAAGGTGGTCTTGAGTCTAGAGGGTAGGACTCAGAGGACACTTGGTAAAAATACCGCAGAGCATCAACCTGCTCTGGCCGGACTAGCCGGTCACACAATAAAACACGTCAGGGGGCTGATACGCCAATTTGTGGCCGCTTATCCCGAGATGTTATTTAACAATTTGTTTATTTGTTTTGATTTATGCACCAGTGTCAATTGACACCATTCTCTCCAAAACACCATCAGTGATAATGGTTGTAACACCAGTTACCTCCTCGAGTGTGTCCAGGAAAGAATAATAGTCTTCAAGACCTGCGCCATAAGTATAGTGAAGCCAATGCTCCAGAAATTCATAGTCAAATTGGTATCCAGATGAGTATTTAGAGAAGTCAACACTATCAGTAACAATGTCATTTACACGAAGGTCAGTATCCAGAAATCCTTTTTTGTATGCTAACTTCTCGGTGATTACATCATATGAAGTTATTTTGGTCCCTTCTAATAATTGAGCCTGCTTCTTCGCTATATCACCAATATATGGTACAAAGTCGCTTGTTATTAAAGATGCAATGGTAACCTGGGCTAACCAAGACATGGGGTTGGGTTGAATTTGTTCACTAATGCCCATCTTGTGGAGCCTGCGCATGGTTGGACCCCACATTATGTCCTTGTTGCCGTCCTTGTCAATTACAGGATAAATGCGATTGGCAAGAAACACCATCTTCTCTGGGGAGAAATGAACTTTCATATCACGGGCTTCAAACCCGAATTTCGCCACCATATCACCAACCTCTTTGTCAATACCAGGGAAGTAGGAATAAAAAGTCAGTGAATCGTCACCGAGTACAGCAATCTTAATATAGCTCAAAGTGAATGTGGTACGTTCGTGATTGAGTGAAATTATATCATCTACACCTTGTTCTGCCATGCAATATGATGTTATCTGGACAAGCCCATTAATTAAAGCGTTCATTAACGCGGTATCACTTCGGCCACTTGCATTCATTATGGGGCCACTAACTTTAAGTCCACTTCGGAACTGCCCCTTCGGTCGCATCCACTCCTCAAAGACATGGTCTATTAACTCATTATTAAAATCAACTCCCCAATAAATATAACACTGTTTGATGAAATTGAAGGCGTCACGGTTATATGTGCTATCAAATTTTGAGAAATCGTTTTCTAAGGCGACTGTGTACTTAGGATTGAATCTGGTGTAACCATGAACGCATTTTTTAATCCATCTTTTTGCTTGACCTGGAGGTAATCCGCCGAAATACGTCAATGGTGCATCGATATGCCAATAAGTATGTAGTTCTTCAGTCAGTTGTTTTAAGAAAGGGCCAAGGACAAGTTGACTCCATGCATCTGGATTGCAGATGACACGTGGATTTAATGCTGACCTCTTCCCAGTGAAATCACAGGTGTGAGGTTGAAGTTCACGCTTGAGGAAAAATTTAAAAAATATTCTAGGTAGAGTTGGCTTTGTTGGAGCACTAGGTCTATTTTCAAATACATCAAGTCTAAACTTCAATAAAGCGTCAATGTATATCTTCTTCTTTCGAGGATCAAATGTTGACATCCAATACTTCTCATCCTTTGTTGTCCAATCATCAATATGATATAACTGAGCGTTCAATGTGTCCACAACTTCCTTAATTCGCTCTAAACGTTTGTTTAATGTACGGGTTGAAGCTAAATGACTCATCATAAGCTCTCTTGCAATCCACGAGTTAGTACTAAAATCGTATGGAAATAGGGGCATTGGGCGCATTCTGTCACGCTGGGGGCCTATTAAATTGTATCTCTTTGCAAATTCAAACAATTGTGAAAATAAATTCGCCTGGGCACCTGTCTCAGGTTTTGCAAACATGCGTACTTTAATTGTCTGCTCTTCAATTTCAGGTCCATTGAGGTTGAGGCAGGTGGCCCTCCGAGCTGGTGTTATACCAATGATTTGTGATGGAGCACTTACCGGCTTTTGTTTGGGGTTGCGTGGCAACTTGTATCCAGGTTTCTCCCATGTAAATTCTTTCCCACACTTCAGCTCTGGCCGGAGTGGCTTTGGTTTATATTTCGGCTCAGCTGGCATGATAGGTGTTGGAGCTAACAAGTCACTGGCCCCAGGTTTGATGAAATAAGAAAGGGTGGATGCCTGAATGCGACTATCAAGCACATCATCAGGGACTGTATAGCTACCAACTGTTTTAACGTGAGCATCTTCACACATTGCTGAGCACTTGGGACATATGCCATGATACCATTTAAATTTCCTAGGTGGGTATAATTTACATATTGAACATTGTATTTTTGAAGAAACTTGATAACTTACACCTTCTCCAAAACAATTTCTTATTCCACCCAAATCAATTGAATAAGCAACGAGAGTATCATAAACAAAAGATCGATGGAGCCCATATTTAGAACAAATTCCATGGATGATTAGTTCAACCAGGTCAAAGTCCTTATTGCGGACAGCCTTGCGATAAGTTTGGGCATTTTTGTTTTTCTTTTCTTCACTCCAAACCTTTCCTCCAATTTTCGTATCGAATTCTATCATGGGATGAGCCTTGACTGTCTGTCCTGGACGATAACAGTTCATAAGCATTTTCTTGTCACCAAGCTCAACACCTTTTGTATTGATAGAGTTAAATGGCATAAAATGATTGTTAAACCGCATAGTTTTATAAATTTTACGCTCTAACATTAACGAAGTCATATAATTAGAAGCCAAACTTGCTGTTTTGTTCCATGATACCTTAGCCATCAAAAATGGGCCAATACATAACATCGCACTCTCATCATTACAGGATAACAGATGACTCATCAGTGCTGTATATTCTTCAACATATAATCCATGCGTGGGTCGAAGTGTGTTAATAAGCGGTGGTGGGACTTGGACGCTGCCACATGGTTCTACACAATCTGAGTTGCACTTACATTCTTTCACAATATACTCTCCCAGTGGGTTTTTAGGTGACACGTTGATGTTAAAAGTATGGTAATGTGAGACCAAACCGATTGCATTTTCATACTTGGGCATCATCTTGGCGTTGACTAACTGTATGCAAGGTTTGTAAGCAAACATAATATTGCCATTAACATCAATTACTTCTTTTTGCCATGCATAATGGTGTCCATCAATAATGTCATTATAATGTGGAAATTCAAAACAGTTGTGATTATCAACATCAAACGAATTGTCATTGAGTGTCCATGCGATGAATAATGGCTTCTGTGGGTCATTACCATTTAGTCGAGTCCAAACATCCCATGCCGTCTTTGCTTTGAGTGGACCACAATTCTTATAAACAAGTGAACCTGCTGGTATACTCTCGGACGTCCTCCATGGAACAAGATGACCAAATCGAATGTCACTATAATCTACATTGTCCCAATTCAATTTAAAGCCATAAATACAATCAAATGAAGCAAGATATGAGATAACTAACCTTACGAATGGGGTATTTTGTAAGCGGGCATCAAACCACAAAAATCTCCATGCGTGGGGGAACTTTGATTGTCCATCACCTCGACATACGGAAGCAGGCTCATGATAAGATGATTCAAACAATTCAAAAATCCCATTATCAATAACATGAGCATCTCGAACAATATAATGATCACCAGACAAATTGTGTGTTAATGTTCCTTTATCAGTAATGTGTCTTTTTGCCGCTTTGTCTATCAGGCTGCCATGTCTTGTGACCCATCCATAATTAAGTGAATAAATATATGCAATCACTAAAATAATTTTTGAAATATAGAAGCCAGTCAGATAACTCATGATGAGGTTGAACAAATACAATAGATGGGCAGGGTATGCATCAGCACAATATTCGAGTAAGAACTCAGGAATTGGTAAATTAGAATATGAAATGATGTGATAAAGTGCATACAACCAAGTTGAGAGAAAGGAAAACATACCATAGATGCAACATTGTAAGATTATATATATCGGGACCGTCATAAGTGACGTGGTCAAACCAGCGACATATATGATAGCCGTTATTAATGTACCAAAAGTAATATTTGTAAATATTGGTGTTAAAT